GTACCAGTAGTAATTGTTGGTACACCTATGATGCCCGGAGATTTACTTACCATACTAGAAAAAGATGATAGATTTGTAACAAGAAAACTACCAGCACTAGACCCAGAACCGGGTAGAAGAGTGTTGATGCCAGAGTTATATAGTGAAGAGTGGTTGCTAGAACAACAGAAAGCTAAACCTAAATCATTTGCATCAGAGTTTTTACTACAACCACATTTTAATACAGAGGCGTATTTTGATTCTGAAGATATAGAAAAATGTGAAGATGCAAACTTACGGTCTTTACCTACAACTATGAAACATAACTTTGAAGAAGATGAAGATGTATTTGCAGGGTTTGACGTGGGTAAAAAAAGACACCCGTCTCATCTAGTTGTATTTAGAAGAAAGGGTGAACGAGTAGAACAGATACACCAATCTTGGTTAGATGGTTGGGATTACTCAGAACAAATAGAATATTTAAATGAAGCTGCTGAAAACTTCGGCTTAACAAAAGGTTATATAGATAATACGAGAGGTGAACTAGAAGATAGAGGATTAGATAGAACGTGGTATCCACTATCGTTTACTTTAAAATCTAAAAACAATATGGCACATATATTTGAACAATATGTACACTCAGGTAATTTATTTTTAATTAGAGACACTAGACAAAGACAACAGATACTATCAGTTAATAATGAATTGAAAGCTCCAGAGACTCCAATGGGTCACGGAGATGCTTTTTTTTCTATAGCAATGGCATTACAAGCGGCTTATGAAACAGGGATTTACAACATGCAAGCTGTAGGTGATTTGCAAGAGTTTGTAAGTGACATAGAACCTTCATTAAAATATCAAAATATGGACAAAAATAAGCCAGAAAAGTTAATTGATTTTGATAAAAACGTGTATAATGATAGTAGCAAAAACTTACAAGCACCCAATCCAAATTGTACAGAGGACTTCTGTGGTCCTTCATTATGGGTGCCGGCTAGGGGTTTGTGTCTTTATTGTAATTATAAAAAATCATAGAAACCATAGGAGGTTCATTTTGGTCACATTATCACAACAAGCAGAAACAGTCGCGTCAAAGAGATATTATTTAAAAGACGAATCAGGTGAACCTGAAGAAAACGCAAACACGTTATTAAAAAGAGTAGCAACAGCTATTGCATCTACTGAAAAATTATATGGTAAATCGGATGCTGATATAGAGTTAACTAGTAAAGAATTTTATGACATGATGACCGCATTAAATTTTATACCCAACTCCCCAACACTTATGAATGCAGGAACAGAACAAGGCACATTGTCTGCATGTTTCGTATTACCTTTAGAAGATAGTATGGAAGACATAATGAAAGCTGCTCACGATATAGCTATGGTACAAAAGTTTGGTGGTGGGACAGGATTTGCTTTAAGTCAATTACGACCAAAAGGTGACAAGATAAAGACAACGCATGGTATTGCATGTGGTCCAATACAAGTATTACAAACACTATCAAGAGTATCTTCTATGATTACTCAAGGTGGTAAAAGAGATGGTGCTAATATGGCAGTAATGTCAGTTTATCATCCAGACATATTAGACTTTATAGATTGCAAAAAAGTAGAGGGAGATATACACAACTTTAATATATCTGTTGGAGTAGACTCTAATTTTATGAAAGCAGTAGAAGCTAACCTTAATTACCCTCTAATTAATCCTAATAGTAAAAAAGTAGTGGGTGAACTAAATGCACGAGAAGTATTTGATAAGATGGTATATGGTGCATGGAGAAATGGTGAGCCGGGTATGATTTTCTTAGATGAAGTAAACAAAGATAATCACGTTACGGAAGAATACGGTGAGATGATTGCAACTAATCCGTGTGGTGAACAACCACTATTAGGAAATGAATCTTGTAACTTAGGCTCTATAAATTTAGCTAACTTTGTAAATCATAAAGAAGTAAAACCATATATTAAATGGGATGAGCTAAAAAATACAATTACAACAGCTACAAGATTTTTAGATAATGTAATTGATGCTAACAAATATGCAACTCCAGAAATAGAGAAAATGACTAAAGCCACAAGAAAAATAGGTTTAGGTATAATGGGGTTTGCAGATATGCTTACACAATTAAGAGTTCCTTATAATTCTAAACAAGGTAGAAAAATAGGTTCGGATATAATGAGGTTCTTAAAAACTCATGCAGATAAAGCATCTGTGGAACTAGCAGAAGAAAGAGGCACGTTCCCTGCATGGGACAATAGTGATTATGGAGAAGAAGAAAAATATAGAAATGCATGTAGACTTACTGTAGCTCCAACAGGAACTATATCTATGTTTGCTGATGCATCTAGCGGAGTAGAACCATTGTTTTCTTTAGCTTACAGGAAGATGAACATATTAGAAGGGGAAACACTTTACTATGTAAATAAATATTTTGAACAAGATGCAAAGGAAATGGGTTTTTATTCAGAAGACCTTATGGAATATTTATCTGATGGTGGCTCACTTAAAGATAGGAATGAGGTGCCTGATGAAATAAAAGATATTTATACAACTGCACCTGAAATATCGCCTGAAGCACATGTAGGAATGCAAGCAGCTTTTCAAGAACATTGTGACTCTGGTATATCTAAGACGATAAATTTCGCAAATGATGCTACAATAGAAGATGTGTACACAACTTATATGCTAGCTTGGAAGACGAAATGTAAAGGTATTACAGTCTATAGAGCGGGTAGTAGAGATAAAGAGGTGTTGGTAACAGCACACAAAGCTGAAGAAAAAGAAACACCTGAAACACAACTTAGTCTGTTTAATGACGTAGAAGATACTCTTGAAGGAGAGTATGATTGTTGTCCGACAGCAGTGGTTGTAATGGAATCAGGTTGTGAAACATGTAAAACATGTGGGTGGAGTGCTTGTCACATAGCATAAATTCACAGTTTTAGCAAAAAATAGTATAATAATAGTAGGAGAAAAGATATGCCTATAGGTAATATGTTAAGAGACAGACAAGAACAGTATGTCGCACAAAAAGACGGCACTGGAACTTGGAGAATACTCGATACTTGGCATGAGGATTTAACTAAATTAGACCCTGAAGATGAGATAAATGACGCTAGTGAGGCGGTTACAGTTTTATCTGAAGGTAGTTTTCTAGCTTTAGTTAGAGAAGCAACAAGGTTAGGGGTGTTACAAAACGCTGCTCTAATGGAAAATGATGCTTTGGCTGACCAAGTAGCAGAGTTAAAAGAAGAAAACGATAGACTAAAAATACAAATTGAAACTACCCCTGCAGTTGAGGTCACACACGAAGAAAAAGCAGGGTTGAAACAACATGCAATAGACACAATAGCGAAGATAGTAGCTATAGATAGTGTTGAAATAACTAAGGAATAGGGTATATGAAATTAGGAGAATATCTTCCAGAAGTTCCTGAAATGGCTAAGTCCATGGGAAAACTTGGTTCTCAGATAGATATGTTTGGGGACATGATGGAATTAAGTAAAGCCGCTGGAGATACAGGTACTGGACCTACGTTTGGTGTTGACTACATAGTTAATACTTATGTAAGGAATCAACTTGCATATAGAAAACAACTTATTCAAGACTTACAAACCGTAGCGTATACTTGTGAAGAATTAAGAGCCCCTATAATGCACATCACTGGGGAAGTATTTAGAAGAGGTATAGATTTTGAACCTACTAAAGAAGACCCTGATGAAAGTCAATTAGACCGAATAAAACAATTTTTAGATGATTGTAACGTCTTTGACCAAGGACTTGAAGAAGTATTGAGACAATTCCATTGGGATTTAAACACCGTTGATGACGCATTTTTATACTTTTCAAAAGAATATCACGATGATGGAGACGGTAAACTAAGCTCTAGGGTAACTGAAATTAGAAGAATTAACCCAGCACTTATAGAATTTGATTTAGATGAAACAGGTTTACCTAAAAACTCACACTTTTTCTGTCCCATACATAGAGAACAAATAAAAGAATCTCCAGAAACATGTCCTGAAGAAAAATGTGAACTTGAAATGCAACCCGCTATGTACAGATATCTATACAGAACAGAAGTGCATTACTTCTTAGATACTGAGATTGTACATTTATCTAAGTTTAACCCAACCGAAACATATGGTTGGTCACCTATTTTAACAATATTTGAAAAAGCTCTTACTTTAATTGGTATGGACAGAAACTTGTATAGGTATTTCTTTGAAAGAAAAATGCCTGCATCTATGGTTATGGTAACTACAGATGACCC